CAAGGTTTCCATAACTGGACACTCAACCCCTTCCACATGATGGGAGTTGCTGGTATACTGGGAGGAGCACTGCTCTGTGCCATTCATGGTGCTACAGTAGAAAACACTCTTTTTGAAGACGGTGAGCAAGCAAACACTTTTAAGGCGTTTGAACCTACACAGGAAGAAGAAACTTATTCTATGGTTACTGCCAATAGATTCTGGTCTCAGATCTTTGGCATTGCGTTCTCTAATAAACGCTGGATGCATTTCTTTATGCTTTTTGTTCCAGTTATGGGGCTTTGGACTTCTTCTATTGGTATTATTGGTTTGGCACTTAATCTCCGTGCGTATGATTTTGTATCACAGGAGATACGAGCAGCAGAAGATCCAGAGTTTGAGACATTCTACACAAAGAACATTCTATTAAATGAAGGACTTCGTGCTTGGATGGCACCAGTGGATCAACCACATGAGAACTTTGTATTTCCAGAAGAAGTGCTCCCTCGTGGCAACGCACTCTGATCTTGATACAAAACTAAATAAATGATATACTGGAGATTCTTCGGAATCTCCTTTTTAATGGAAATTTATGGGCAAGAAAAGCAAACGTAAAACCATCTGGAGAGTCTGGGCAAAAGCACTTGGAGAAAAAGGATCTAAATGTGACAAAGAAGCAGATATCATTGCTGGTGTACGGACTTTTATATTTTTCACTTACCTTATCACTAATATTGCCATTGTTGCCAACGCAATAAGACACTGGAACGATTATGATAACAACAGAAACTCCCAACAAATTAGCAGAAATTATTCACGACACTTGGCCAAATTTGTATAGGGTTCCAAAAGATTGGAAGTCTCCCACAGAATACAAAAAATCTAATATAATAAAGAAAGAATCATAACTTTTCTATGTTTACTATAATCAATTATGCAACAACATTTTGGAGTGTTGTTGTAATGAATTGTATTCAACCTGTCAACTGGGAATATTGCTATCGCATAGATGAGTGGTTGATTCCAGAGATAAGTCATGGTATACAGATATACCTAGACAAGGAACATAAAATGTTATATAAATCAGAAAGAGACTATTTGAATCGCCAATGAAAATTTTCTTAGACACCGCAGACACATTACTCATTGAAAAGTATTTTGACACTGGACTGATCGATGGTGTCACAACCAATCCCAGCCTCATTATGAAGAGTGGTAGAAATCCAGAAGATGTCTACCAAGAAATTAAAGATATTGGTATCGAAGATATCAGTATGGAAGTTATGGGAAATTTTGATGAGATGTATTCTGAAGGGTACAGACTTGCTCAAAAGTTTGGTGATGTTGCAACCATTAAAGTTCCTTGCACAAGAGATGGATTACTTGTTTGTAAAGCACTCTCCGATGAAGGAATCAAAGTCAACGTCACACTCATCTTCAGCATCCCTCAGGCAGTCCTAGCAGCAAAGGCAGGGGCAACCTACGTCAGTCCCTTTGTAGGACGCTTAGACGATCAGCAAGTGGCAGGCCTAGAGGTTGTTAGAGGCATCTCCGATATGTACCGTATTCATGGGGTAAAAACTCAGGTTCTTTCTGCTTCTATTCGTAGTGTGCAAAGAGCAACACGTTCATGGTATAATGGAGCTCACATCGTCACAATGCCACCAAAAGTGTTTGATCAGATGTATGATCACATTCTGACTGATAAAGGAATGGAGATTTTTGAAAATGATTGGAAACTTGTTAATATATAATAACAAGTTGCCGTAATTTATGGAACTCTATAATTCTCCCGCAGAGTACATGTACAATTTAAAAGTTGTACAATCTACTGAAGCAAAGAGATTATGGAGGAAATCAGTAAAAGAACAATGGGATAATGAATGTGCATATTGTGGATCAACAGATGATCTAACAATAGATCACATTATTCCTAGATCTCTTGGAGGTTCGGACACAACAAAGAATGTTCTATGTTGTTGTAAGCAATGTAATGCTGACAAATCTCACACAGAAGTAGAAATCTGGTATTTTCAACAAGACTTTTTCTCTCAAGATCGTTGGGATAGAATTGAAGAATGGAGAGAGCCAGAAAAACAAAAACTATACACTTTCAAAAAAAGAAGAAATAATGCAAGTTAAACAAAAGGTATTTACAGTCTACTCTAAGGATGGATGTCCCTATTGCACAAAGATCCAACAGGTGCTAGAGTTAGCAGAACTTCAGCATGTTATCTACAAACTCAATATAGATTTTAATAAAGAAGATTTTTATGCTGAGTTTGGTAAAGGATCAACATTTCCTCAGGTTGTTTATGATCAAACTCAACTTGGTGGATGTATTGAAACTGTCAAATTCTTGAAGGAGATGAAGTTAGTGTAATGGAAGAAGTTTACGGTGTTGTTGAGAGTGCTATCGACTATGCATTCAATGGAAAATTTGTTCTTAACTTTTATGATTATTTGAAATCGAGTAATGCAAAAAGAGTAGAAGTAGAACAGTTTATCGAAAGTTCTACTGCTGCGAATATTAATTTTTTAGTTCTTGATTTGGAAGAGTATCTGAAAGGTGGACAAGACGACGAACACAAGCAACTCCGTGAGGCATATGGCTATATTTCAAAACCTCAAGCAAGAAAAATAAAAGAATACCTTTACGGCATTCTTGAAGATGCCTGGAGATACAAGCATGACAAAAGACCAGGAAGACGAAAAAAGCAATCTAAATAATGATGAACTCCACATAAATCGGGGTGTTGAATTATTATTACGCAATAGGAGGAAGAAACCAGAACCGCCTAAAACTTTTCAGATAAAGTTTGGTAAAATGGTATCTCTCCTGCGTCGAGAGATTGTTTTCCATCTAAACTTCTATCTGGACATTAGAAAAAAATAGTCTCTGGAGAAGGGAAAATGTTAGCAGTAACTCTCACCATAGGAACATTAATTTCAATTATGTTCTTTTTTGTAGGAGGTGTGGTAGGATGGTTAGCAAAAGAACATTTCTACCAAACTCAACCAGTTTATACACATCCAGAGATGTTTGATGAGAATGGCAACATTCTACCCGATGAAATTTTAGCAGTACGATTTGAAAACAGTTATGACGACTACGACGACGAAGACACAGACGACGAGTAAGCAAAAACTTCCGCCCAATCCGTTTATTCATGAAGTTCTTGATCTTGCAAGTAAGCAACGATCAAAAGCAAAAAAGATTGATATTCTAAAAGAATATGAAAGTGATGCTTTGAAAACCATTTTCATTTGGAACTTTGATGATACTGTCATCTCTATGGTTCCTCAAGGTGATGTTCCTTATAAAGAAAACGAAGTTCCTGTTGGAACAGATCATACTTCCTTGCGAAGAGAGCATAAGCATTTGTATAACTTTGTGAAAGGAGGAAACGATAGCCTTTCTTCCCTTCGTAGAGAAACTATGTTTATTCAAATTCTTGAAGGACTTCATCCAGAAGAAGCAAAAATCCTTTGTCTTACCAAAGATAAGCGACTTACAGATAAATACAAAATCTCATATGATGTAGTAAAAGAAGCCTACCCCGACATTCAGTGGGGAGGACGTTCATGAGTGCTGTTTTAGATGTTAATGCAGAGGAAAAGGAAATGGCAAATAACATTAATCCTAATGATCCTTCTGCATATGGATGTCAGATTCTTTTAGAAAAAACAACAATAGAAGCAGCAAACGATAAAAGTTTTCCTAACGATGCTAAACTTATTTGGTATGTTGTTGATGGACAAACTTATGTTGATCTAACTCGTTGTAAGAAAAAGGTAGATCTTTTTGATCTATATTATGATAAGTATGGTCCTGGAGCTGTCCAAAAAATTGATTTTGGATACGGAACTGTAAATCCCAAACTGTGGGGATACAAAGCACCTGAGAAAAAGAAAAAAAGATGAGTGAAGGATTTGAAGTAGAAGTTGAAATGCCCCGAGCAGACATTGATAAACTTCTCAAAAAATATAAAAAATTAAAAAAATACCAAAAGTCCTCTCTGTTCGCTGTAAAAACTATGGATGGTACAGAAGAAATTATTAGTAAATTGCTAGAGGAAGCGGAGGAAAATCCTTTGTAAATGGGAAAACATTACTTGTTAAACCTTTATGGGTGTTCATTTGTTTTGCTAGATGATGAGAAATCTCTCATCGAATTATTGGAGTATGCTGCGACTATTAGTGGTGCTACAGTAATTCAAACAATCTCAAAAAAGTTTGATCCACAAGGAGTTACTGTACTCACGTTACTTTCTGAAAGTCATATTAGTATTCATACTTGGCCAGAGAAAGGTGAAGCAGCAGTAGACGTTTTTACTTGTGGTGAATGCGATCCAAAAATTGGTTGTGATACTATTATTGAGAGATTGGGAGCAGACAATCATACTCTAAGTTATATTGAGCGTTGACAAACATCTTAAATAGTCTTATGATTAATCAATATATTATCTAATCATGAACTATAAACCATACTCACCTGAGTGGCATAGATATCGCTACCTCAAGGAAGCAATTGATAAATATCTAGATGATGGTATAGATCCAACTTTTATTGTGGATGACATTCGTGATATTCTTCACATTCGTTCAGAGACAGCATACGACGAATTTCAAAGAATCAATCAATTAGAGCACTATCTTTCGGATAAGTAAAATGCTTTCGACCCAATACAGAATTCGATTAGAAGCAATCTGTGAAAAGATTGTGGCACAAGAATCGGTAGGTTTGGAGGATATGATTTGGGCAGAGAAACTTGCTAAGGCAAATACTTCTGCCCGCGAGATACTCAAGAGAGCAAGAGGACGTGCTGCCAATCCTGATATGGTAGAAGGTAGTATGGACGATTTTATGAATAAGATGGGATTGGGTGATCCAGATCCATCAAATCATCGCACAGGTTTTGGCGGTGCAGACGAAATTGTAGATTGGTTCAATCAAGACAAACCTGATGACTGGAGACAACGTGACTGATAAACTAACAGCAGTAATTTACTCTAATGGTAGTCAAGAGTGTGAGCGTATGGCTATGCTCCTTGAATCTACTCCAGGAGTAACTGAATTTCATGAATATTTGCTTGGTGTAGATTTTAGTGATAAGCAGTTTTGTATGGAATTTGGTGAGGAAGCAACATATCCACAATGTTCGATTGGTAGTAAGTATATTGGTAGCCTAAAAGAAACATTAAAGTATATGAGCGATAAAGGTATGCTTTTATAAACTGTAACACAAGTTACAAAACTATTTGACTATATACAGTATCTGGTATATAATACCAGTACGTTCATCTCACCCTCTCTTTCCGATGGTGAGACGCAAGTAAGTCGCGGAACGGAGCGTTCATCCTATGTTATCATTAGCATTAATCTTTGCCAGTCATGTCTCACCTGATCTTTTTCTCAGGTGCGAAGACTATCTTTGGTTGAAGAAAGGGTTGGAAGAGAGTAGTCTTTTTACACCTGTGGAAAAGTTGGATATCACCCTTCATTGGATGGAACATACTAGCCCTGCATGTTTTGATAACAAGGACGCAAACGACTGAAGGAACGGGAGATTAATTTCACCCTAGTATTTCAGGAGACTAACAATGAACACACTTCTAATGATCAAGAAGCAATTGGATAAAGCCAATGCTCTTCATGACGCCCAGATTCACCACACCGCCTATCGTGGATGTGAGTTTTGTGTGGGCAACCATGAACCCAAAGAGACTCACGGCACATTCCATTATCGCGGACACGTTTACACCAAGTAGAAGAGACAGAGGGGTTAACCACCCCTCTTTTTTTGTCTAGGTATAAACTCGTAGGCATAAATTTTTATTAAGGT